TTGTTGGCGTGTTCCCATGCCACGAAGAAGTTATTAAGGCCCGACGTCTCCCACCACGTTGTGATTTTAGCGTAAAAGGCCGCGTCCATGTCGGGGAAACTTAATGACATATTACGTTCTGACCACCGCCTGTGGATACCGAGGAGATAACCCGTGGAGCCGATGTTTATATTGGCCTTGACTGTCTCTCCGTGGGGGTCGTAAGAGGCACGGGCTAAATCAAGCTCTGTCTTATTCCCCCATATGGATATGGCGGCTTTAGGGGCGGCTGTGAGCGTCCCGCCTATCTTCCGCCGCCAATACCTGAAGGGGGTCTGATTGGCCGCGTCAAAGGGCTCGTTTGTGTCTGTGGAGAGGACGGAGGAGCCTATTTTGAGGATAGCACCATCGGCGTAGGTGGTGTCAGAGTTGGAACACCTTACAGTATGTAGTTTTACGAATGTAGCATTTACATCTATTGTTCTGGTTACTGTTAAAAATTCCCAAGCGCTGCTACCTGAGTGGAAGGATGACAATGTTTCCCCGACTCCATCAGCTATAGATATGAAAGCTGAGGCCGCTGTGGAACTGTAAACCCATACACCAAGCGATATCGTTTTACCCTGCCAAAAACTTATCCCTGTTTTTAAATGTATTAACTGGTATAAAGAATTCGTATTAGTAGCAGAAGCGACCAACTTGATGGATTGGCTCCCAGATTTTACAATGGTTGTTTCTTTTGTATATGTCCCGTTTCCGAAGGAAGACCAACCATCAGGCAACGCCCCGCTCCAGACCTCAAAATCAGGATTAGGCAGATACGGCAACTCCCTCAGCTCCACCGTATCCGCCGAGGGTATATAAGCGTCCATGACAACCGTGGTCGCAAAATTATCGTTTGAAGCCTCAAGGGAAAGCTCCGCACCCGCTGAAAAGAAGTTGTGGCCGATAGAGGCGATGTAGTCCGCCGTGGCCGTGGTCGGGAAAAATTCAACGGAATCAATATCTACGGAGTTATTATCAACTCCACATAAAAAATTCAGGTAAGCATTATTTGATGTGCCGGTCGAAGTAAAATTGAATGTGAACAACTGCCACGAAGTAGTTAATGCTACAGTCTGGCTTGAACTGCCGCCGTAAGTCGTCCATGGAGTACCATTTTCCCGGACTCTCCAACCAATGTTACGCGCGGCTGAAGCTTTGGCGGCAAATCGGACAATATAATCTTGACCAGTTACGACACTGACCAACCCGGGATTTATGTATAACATAACAGAATCTGAATTGCTCCCACCTGTTGTGATAGATACAGCCGCTTTATAGGTTCCTGCATAAGGCGAAACATTATCTACGACAAAAGAAGCCGCACCTCCAGCGGCGCCATCTACAAATAAACTCCACCCCGTTGCATCACCTGTCTCGAAATCTCCGTTGGTTATACCTTCGCCGCCTGTGTCATAGGTCAAATACTGTGGGCTCGTAGTGTCCGTGGCCTCCCACCTGTCGCCCTCAAGCATATTATAGATGTTGGCAACCGCCGTGCCTGATAGGGTAGACGTAGCCGAGAGCGTGGAGCCCGTGGAGCCCAGCATGGTCTGATAGTAGAATTTAATCTTTTCCCAAGTTGCCATTATTACACGCCCACCTTTCTATTGGTTCCCCGTTCGATAGCGGGCTGAATATTCTCTTCAAAGATTTTATCCCAGTCTTCCGAGCCGAGAGGGTTGTTGATGGTGATATGCACAGCCAAGGGCGCGGGGTTGTTCCGCTGGTTAACGGGTACCGGAGGCGGGCCCGCATTATTCGCCCCGCCGGTAAACCCGGGATTTGTAGTCCCGCCTGCGCCGACGGTATTCCCGGCAGTAGCCCCGGGCTGTGTGGACAATATTTGTCTGACACGAGCGAGGCCTGAAATGGTAATAAGCGCGGCTTCAATGGGGCCGATTATGGGGCCAAGTTCCAAGGCTTTATTTGCCGCAACAAAAGTACTCATTAGTGCTTGCGCTACGGCAAACCCCTTCATAATCTTGAACATCGCCCCGCCCTCTTTATCTGCGATGACGGTTAAGTTCTGCATGAAATTGGCCGCTTGCCCAAAAGCCGATGCCGCCTGTTGGATTTTAAAAGTAGTCAGTGCTTTTTCTCTGTCCTGCTCCTGCTTGGCAAAGGTGGCCCGTATCGTGTCAAGTGACATGCCCGCGTTAATCTGTGCCTGTATGACGAGGGCGTTATGGTCCTCTATCATGGCAAGCTTGCGGTCTTGCGTCTCCTGAAGCCGGGCTAACTCATTATCGGGGGCAATGGCGGTAGGGTCGTTCCCCTGAAGAGTACGCAAGTCATTAAGGCGTTGAGCCTGCGCGGAAAGTTCCGTCTGTTTGCGCTTCTGTTCAATAGCGGCCTCTTCAACGGCAATCAACTCACGCTTGATACCGATAAGCTCTACGAGTTGGTCGCCAGTAGCTCCCCTCTGTTGGAAGGTCAATACATCGAGGGCAAGGAGGTCTTGTGCCGTCTTCTGCCTGTGCTCATCTGCATCGGCCTGACTCAGTGTCGTCTCTGCGAGTTTCTCCTGTGCCTTAATGAGGTCTTGGCGCGCCTTAACAAGCACCGAACTCGTCATCGTAGCGCCTAATGCTTTGCCCATCTCAATGCGCATTTGCTGTGCGGCTATTATTTTCTTATCAAGGGCGATAAACTGTAAAAGTTGTTCCGCAGTCGCCCCCCTCTGTTGAAAGTTAAGCACATCAAGGGCAAGGATATCTTGTTTTAAGCCCTTATTGACAAGGAGCTTACGGGCCATGCTGTCAAGTATAGCGGATAACTTTTGTTGTAGTTTGGCGGATTGTTCGGCTTGCACATTTGCCTTTTCTTGAGCGTCTGCTTCAGCTTTAATGGCCGCTGTTTTATCCGCTAAAACCTTTTTCTGCTTGGCAAGTTCGTCCCGTGTCCGGATAAGCTCTTTAGCAATATTCGAAAACCTATTAACGATTTTAGGGTCTGAAGCATCCGCTAATGTTTTGGCCATAGCCGCCGCACCCGCCGCTCCCTCTTCCAGCGCCTTGCGGAATTGCAATCTACTGAGAGCGATAAACTGATTGATAACTGCGCTCACAGCTTCTTTAACAAGCAAAAATGGAGTAGCCAAGTCACGCGCAAAACCGGCTATAGTGTCGAGGGTTTCAGCGACGCTTAATGTAAGTCTATCAGTACTCGCCTGATAAGCGTTAGACTCACGTTCGGCCTTACTCATACCTACGATTATCTCGGTTATGCCCTGAATAAAAACACGGATAGCAGGATTGGTCTTTGTCCCCACGGAGATAGCGAGACCTTCCGCCGCTGACTGTAATCTCTTAAAATCGCCCACAAGAGTAGCGGTATTTATTGTCGCCTGTTCCGTGGCTGTATTTGTTCCCGTGAGTTTGCCCGTTAAAGTATCGAGGGCATCGGCCTCTTTGATTAACGCGTTAGCGGCAGTGATAGATTCCTGCCCGAAAAGTTTCTTCTTCTCTGCTGTGGATAATTCAGCCTTAGCTAAATTCTGTAAGGCTTTCGTAAACCCTACCACTTCGGGATTAAATTCATCACGAGACTGAGTAGATAGTTTAAGGAGGACACCACGAAGCCCCGTACCGGCCAGAGAGCCTTTAAGCGCAACTTTCGCCATGGCCTCTATTGCCGCCGTAGTCTGTTCAAAGGACAGCCCCGCGCCCGCCGCAACTGTACCGGCCACTTTTAAGGCCTGTGCAGTATCGGCAATCTCGGACGCTCCAAACTTAGCACCCGCCGCTAAGACGTTGACGAACCGTGCGGCTTGGTCTGCGTCTGCGCCAAACTGATTTAATGCCCCGCCCACTGTCTGAGAGGCTGTGGTCAAATCAATCCTTGCCGCTTCTGCTAATTTTATAACCTCACGAGTTACGGAAGCAAGCGCGGCTCCATTTTCCAACAAGTCGGGCTTTGCCGACGCAACAAGTTTAAACGCTGTGGCAACTTGTACCGCGCTCTGCGTTGTTGTCTGTCCAAATTCGAGGGATTTATCGCGAAGAAAAGCAAGGTCTTTACCGGTTGCGCCTGTAATGGCGCCGAGTTCCGCTATGGACTGTTCAAACTCAAGAGTTTTTTTAATGGCATAAGCGGCACCAGCCGCAACCGCCGCCGCCGCGAACGCACCAAATAAAACCTTACCACGTGATAGGGTTCGATTTAACTGAGATGTAGACCGTTCGGCTGCCAGTGATTCTTTTCCGAATTTATCGAGGGCGTGAGTTCCACGAGTCACCTGTCTACTGTCTACGGATAGCCCTATGTCTACAATGTCACTCATTTTCTCATTGCCTCAAAAGCTCTTTTTAATCGTCCATCTACTCGCTCGCGTCTATCTGATTCTGCAATGTTAGGTGAAGCGCAGTCACAGTTATTAGACCTGTAAAACTCATTTATATATGCCGTTGAGAGATATCTTAATGCAAGGCTCTCACGAGGTGATATATCAAGACCTGTTAATTTAGACCATGCGTCTATCTCCTGCCATGAGAATATCGCAACCCCCCCAGGCCCATGGGCCACTTCCCCTAACTCTATAAACCATGTGATGATGCGAGAGAGCGGCCCCGGGTCAGGTAATCCGTAATCAGGGTTGTCCGAGAGCCGCTCCATCATTGCCATGCGTGGCTCTTTATCGTCTTTTGCCCGTGACGCTAACCATGCCCGCTGACGGACAAAAAGGACGGCCTGTTCTAAGGCTTCGTAAAAAAATTAGCACGGTCACCCACAAAAGCCTCAACCTGTTCTTTAATCCAGTTGTGCTTTTCATAAAGTTCCCGTGCGGCGGAGGGCGAGTATTTAAGCTCTTTCCCACCAGCCACAATCCCGGACCAACTTAGAGTGCAGGCCGCTAAAAGCTCGATATTCTCACTATCAAGATTCGAGTAGTCGGCCTTCTTACCCCGTGAAAGGTTCTTAAGACGTCGGTTCTGAAAGTCCCTCTGCTTGTTGCGGTAGACTTTAGAGTCCGCACCCGCAAGGATTATCACCATGGGTTTGCCTTCATGCTCCAAGGGCGCACCCGTGACGGGATGTTCAAGATGTAAAGACGCGCCCTCTTCTGATTTCTGCTCAAGATTGATACTTTCTAAATCCATTCCTTAACTCCTTTGAGAGGCCCTTAAACGAGCCTAACCTTTTAAGCACCCTATGTATCGTAAAAAAACCGTAACGTATCCCAGATATGCGATACCGCATTATTACGGCCTGCCTTACGCCTCAAAGAGAGACTCGGGGTCGACGGCTATGTCAACAACGGTTGTCTCGATACCGTCCGAGGAAAGCGCGCCCTTGCCAGCCTTGAGAATCTTACCCGTAAACTCAGCCACGTCACCACTGGCCATGGTAATTTTAAAAGAATATGACGCTGTGGCACCAAGGCCCGTCTGTAGTATCACCTGTCCCGCGTCAGCGGCGATTGTGCCCACGGTCACAGAAAAGTTACCGATGTCGTAAGTGCCCTTAAACTTCTGCGGATAATCCCGCCCGATTGACTGATGGGATACGACGTTGAAAACTTTTGCTATCTCCCCCGCGTCTATAATCTCACCTATGGCCGTAAAGGTCAAGGCATTGTAACCTGTTGCGTCAAAACTGGCAGGTAGAGTGGAACTAACTCCTAACGTGGCTCCTTTAGATACACTTACTGGCATGATTCCTCCTCTATCGGGTCACAAATGCCCGATAATTTATTCTGATTATTGTTTCGAAAAATTCGCCTTCTATATTCCCGCCATCTCTGTTATTGGACAAGATATGCACTTCTTGCCCTGCATAACTGATTTTACCCCCAACCGGGAACAGAGCTAATATCTCCTCTGCCTTCGTCTTTGCCTGAAACACGCCCGCATCAATCGGATATCTGAGGGCTATCTGAAAAAACCCTACATGATTGTCAGTATCCTTTAGTGAGAAGCCCGACGTTAAAGAGGGGAAGAGTTTTAATATCGCATGAGCCCCTCTTGAACTGTAGACCCCCGCGAAACTGTCATAAGCAAAACCACTCCAAGTTGAATACGCGCCGTTGTCGTGGACTAAATCTATATCCAGCCCCCCGGTAAGCATGGCGTTGTCAAAGGCTTGGTCAATGGCGATGGTCATTTAGCCGCCTCTTGTCTGACTATCTCTCTAACTCTTGCCACATTACGCCCTACCATGCCGTCGGTATTTTCCCACCTCTTAGCGTAAGGCAGGTTGTTAGTAAAAAAGGTGAGGCCGTTAGGAGATGCTCTTTTAATGACTTCAGATATAACCGCCGTGCCTGTTTTATCAAGCCTGTCTAAGGTGCTTTTATTTGGCCGGTTCTCTTGTATCTGCCAGTTACCCCGAAGCCGTCCTGTGTCTACCCGAGTATCCATAACAATCCCGCTAAACAACTCTATCTTTACAGCACGGGCCACTCTCTTCAAATCATGTCCGCCTTTCTTGGCGAGTCTATTTAAATCATCGGCCCAGCTCATGGTCTCACCTGACAAAAGTAAATTAACGGGGTTGCGTCATCGGGCTTGATGGTCTTGATATTGACTATGTGCCACTCTTCACCACCGATGACAGGCCGGTCGTCTTTAAGAGGCTGTTGCTCACTACTCAAAATCAACTCCCTGTCCCCGGATAGAATCCGTGTCCCGTCGATGACCTTGTCCTGATAAGGCCTTAATAGCCCGTTGGTGGTTACGCTTGTGTCCGGGCCCGTAACAATCTCGCCCGTAAGTGGGTTGTATGAATCGCCAGACGAACGGGTCAAAGTGATGGTCTTGCCGAACTCTGTCAAAAGAGCCGTGGCAGTTGCGGCCATGTCAGAATAGAAACTCACGTCCTCACCATAATAGGCGCGCCATTGTTTTTAAGGAGCCTCATTAAAAAAGCGTCCCCTCGACTGGTAAACGTAGATACCTGAGAGCCACTATCAACTGCGAATTTAACGGAGACCGCACCCTCTACGCGTTTTTCGGACGCGATAAGATTGGGATTGCCGCCTCGGTTCCAGAGGTCCTTACCTGCATGGATGTCAAGGGCATACTCAATCTGTGCTTTTATGACCTCGGTCGGTATCTCTGAAGATGTCCACTGCCAACTCGCTGTGTTTACATTGGTACGGGGGAAGGCCATAGGGTTGTCGCGGGCGGTCTTATAG